GGAACGCAAAAGATGACATACTTTGTTTAGCATTATCAAACTCTTTTGCTGGAATAAGGGGATTATCATAGGAAGTAAAATGAAACGCTTTCCACTCATCATCTCTCTCACTTTCCGCATATTTAAATAATTCGTAGAAATGGTTTCTACCTTTAGGTGTCCCGATGAACACCGCACCACCCTGAACGTCTGACAAGGCTGGGCGTAAAATCTGTTCCCAAACATTTGGCTTTAAGTCAGCATACTCATCGATTACAAGAAACGCTAAACCCACACCCCGTAAGGTATCAGGTCTATCTGCACCCTTGAGGTAAATCTTACGACCATTAACAAGAGTAAGGACAGAGGTATTCTCATGTGCCGAGGCAATGACATCATGCCCAATCTCTTTTAGCAATCCCCACAAGATGTCTTTTGCTTGTTGGTAAGTTGGCGCAACATAGAATACATCCTTCTCTGTCGACTTCAGGGCTTCAATAATAAGAAGCCAAGCAGCTAACCGACTTTTACCAAACCGCCTACCAGCAGCTAAAATCTTGAAACGGTGGTTGTCATTAAATACTTCTAGTTGCTTCTCGTGAAGCTTGACATTTAAATCTGCCATTAAAAGTTAAATCCACCACTTATTTTTAGTTCATAACCTTTAGGTGTTAAATTACCTGAAGCATCTATAAACCCATTGTCAAACATTTGTTTGCGGATTTGTGCTTGAACAGCAGGTGTTTGGTCATACGAATTATAGGTTGCACCTAGACTAGCACTGTCATTAGGATTAACCATAGGTATATTTAAATTTAAACCCATATCATATCCATAAGGATTAACATTACCCCTAGCAGATAAATTACCATCTTGATAACTTCCTCTAACACTATCAGGTCTTGCTTCTAGATTAAGATTCTTACCACCATAACGGTAGTACATATCTTTAGGTGAGTTTAAACCTTTTGAATAACCAACCGTTCCAACAGGGGTATTATAATTAACATCACCAATCAAAGCACCACGATTGGCATCAGCCATAGCACTTACATTTAGATTACCAATATTATTATTGTATGCCCAATTTGTGGGTCTATTGACAACACCAAATGCAGTAAAATCACCAGCAGCCATTACTCATCATCCTCTACTATTTCTGCGTCTTGAACATCATCGTTGTCATAGGTGGAGGTTTCCACTTGACCAATCCCCGTGATGGATATATTAATTTGATTACCCTTACCACTAGCCTTAGATAAATAATCAGCAGGGATTATTCGGTCAGCCACCAACTTAAGACACGCCATTTGGTCAGCATCGCCATCAGTTAGGGCTTTGTCCAATATCTTTTGGATTACCGCCTTACCCTTGCTGTTTAATAAACCAGCTAATATTTCTTGGTGTCTTGCCTTCTTGCTAACGGGTAGTATGCGATTTGCATCTCGTTTAGCATTAATAGGGGTTTTAGGGATAGGTTTAAGTCCCATCTCTTGCCGCTTGTAATTCTCACGAACTAAAGCAGGGCGACCAGCACCTATTCGTTTACCACCCTTCTTCTTTTTCTCAACAACAGGAGCATCAACTGCTGAAGCAAGTTCAGCGACTTGCGCCTCTTGAACAAGGATATTTATACTACGTCCTGATGGACTTGTTACATCATTTGGTTTTGGGTTCATCGTTCACAAACCTTACGGCTTGCTCCTATAGTTGAATTATCCATTCTTATATTCTAATTATACCATAAGTATTTAGATTTGTCAACAGATTTAGGATAAATCAATTGTTTATTTATACAAGGATTTATTTATATTTAGTATATTTAGATTTGTTTAAAATCTAGTTGACTTTTATTTAAAACTATGTTACCCTAAATACTATATAGTACTAATTAGTTACTTAGTTATATATTAATAATATATTATATTAATATTATTATATATAAATAATATATACTATTGTCCTACGCTTACGCTACGGAAGTGAAATGCGGCAGCATGAACCAAAGTTGTCAACTCCCTTGTTTAACATCGTAGGACTGATTATTATTATAAACTGATATGATGGTATTAGTAATCAATTATCTCTTGTTTTAGGCACCTTCCTGTGCGTTCTAAGGGGTTACCCTAGACATCCTCTGTTACCCCCAGCAGGGCTCCCTAGAAATGCGTTCTAGACCCCCTTATTTTATATAGTCAGACTAGTCTTTCTTGTGATTCCCTAATTTACCTTTTTTGTATCCGCTGTGATACATATAATTATACACGCCAAGCCTAAACATACCCCCCCCCTATCAACTCACTCAATAACTATACAACTATATAGTTATATAACGATGTAGTAATATGATACTAAACTGATACTATAAAGTTATATTAAACAAGTGATTAAATAATAGGCAGTTGTAAAGTGATGGGGTAGATGGGCGATGTGATACCGCAATGATAAAATAATAAATACTGATAGCTAAATAATACTTGACTGATTTAGTAGGGTATAGATTTAGTTATTTATTTATATGTAATTGTTTTAATATAATAAAATAGTATTTGACAATTAGATAATATTATTATATTCGCACGCGTACCTTATAATTATAATCATGTAATATTATTGATAAGTTTTACTTATGATTAGATTAATATTGATAAGTATATTTATTAAAATAATACTTGCATTGTTTATTTAATAATGTATAGTGAAGCCATGCCGTAATTAAGCGGCAATTCAGACAAGGGGTTATATCATGAATAAAAATATATTATCAATTGGCAATGATGCTAAAACAATTAAAGGCGGCAAAATAGGGTTTTTAACAGGTATTTTATACCTTGCACCTTCTAACATTTCAGGTTATCAAGTTTGCCCAATGGCTAAAAAAGCCAATTGCGAAGCGGCTTGTTTATATACGGCTGGCAGGGGTGCATTCACAAGTATACAGAATGCTAGAATTGCTAAAACTAAACGTTTTTTTGAAGAGCGTGACGCCTTTATGAATGATTTAGTATTTAGTATTAAATCATTGGTTAGGAAAGCGAATAAAGCGGGTTTGACGCCATTGGTACGCCTAAACGGTACTAGCGATATTATTTTCGAAAATATACCGTTAACCGTTGACGGGGTAGAATTCGCTAATATAATGGCAGTTTTTCCTGATATTCAATTTTATGATTACACTAAAATACCTACACGCAAAAATATACCAGCAAATTATGATTTAACATTCTCTTATTCAGGTGTTAGCTCTTATAAAGTGGCGGTAAGTAAAGCAAAGCTAAATTCGCACCTTGCGAGAATTGCCGTTGTTTTTGATAAGGTAGAAAATATTCCGTCGCAATTCTTAGGGCGTGACGTTTTAAGCGGCGACAATTCAGACGTACGCCATTTAGATGCAAAAAATACAATTATCGCTTTATACGCTAAAGGTAAAGCAAAAAAAGATTCTACTGGGTTTGTTGTCAAAATGGGAGTTTAAAAAATGATTAATAACATTTTAGGTTTACTAGGTAATAAATTCTTTACAATTACATTCGTAAAAAAAGACTTATCAATTCGCACGATAAACGGGCGCCTTAAAGTCACTAAATATCTTAAGGGCGGCGATTGTACATTGGATAAAGAAAAGTTTTTGATTGTCTATAGTTTAAAAGATAAAGGCTATAGGGCGATAAATAAAGAAGCCATATTGGCTATTAAAATGGATAACATGGTTATCTTTAATAAAGGGGTATAACATGGAAAAATTAAGCAATAAAGATAAACAATTGATTGTAAAAAATGTATTGGCGGCTTGTAAAGATATTAAAAAACTAAATAGAAGGGGTTATCAGTTTTTGTACCTTGCTAACGGTTTTATTGCCCATTACAATCTACAGGGGTTTAAGTCTTATTACACCAATGAAGGTTTACCATTTGATAATGATTTGAAAAGCGATATTCTAATTAATAAATCTTATAATCAATGGGCAAATTTTACGCCTTCAGATTTAAATTACGAGTATTACATGGATAAAAAACAAGTTTATAATGCTATCTGCGAAGGGATTTAAAATGCGCTCAATTAATGCAATTGCTTTAGATATAAGTAAAGACTGGAAAAATATTTCCTATAGTGCAAAGCCATATTTAGAAGCCATGCATGGCTTAAATACCATTGCCGATAATTATGGGTATGATTCAGGCGCTTCTATAGTACGTTATTTTTTAGCGAATGCTAGCCAATATAAAGGCGATAAGGCTAAAGCAATTAAACTAGAATTAAAGCAATTAGTTAAATAATAGGGGTTTAAGCCATTTTATTTTTGTTGATAGGTATTGCTATCAGTTTTATAAAATAATTGGTTTAAACCAGCTTAAAATCATTTTTAAAGGTATATACTTATGATAAGACCAAAAAATTTAGATATGGATAAAATAAACAAGCTTTTTAACGAGAATTTTATTTTTGATAAAGAAGAGTTAAACAAGGGGTGTACTCGGTTTATAATTACACCTAGGCGCGAAAGTTTACCAATAATTAAAGGGGTAAAAAATGCAAGATAGCATAAACTATAAAATCCAATGCAGAATAAATAATTGGTTTGAGAGTGGGTGCGATGACTGGGATTATGACAGCGCATATTTTAAGCCAGCAGACACGACTTTTTATTGCAATCACTGTCAGACGCATAAAAGCATTAAACTGCAGAAGGTAACATTTGACAGCTTAAACCGTAAGCTAGTGCGGTGCACCTCTTGTGCAAGTAAAATAACAAAACCTATTAAACCTAAAGGGATTAAAAAATGATATCAAATAAACAAATTATATTTTTAATAATGATATTTTTAACGGTTTTATATATGCTATTTGCAAAAATCGTTTACAATAACCCATCTGTTTTTAGTATCGCAGTTTTAACACTAACAACAGTTTTAATGACAATTTTATTTTTTGTGGAGTTAGAAAAATGACAATAGACCAAGCGAGAGCAGAGTTTTACCAATTACTTAATGATGATATAGATTTTTCAGATATGTATGAAAATAATGAATTAGGTTTTTTAGCATGGACAGACGATTATCAAATTTTAACTAATGATTTATGTTTTACAGTAGTTTTGGAGGATATAAAATGAAACACCCATATAAAAATGCAAGCGATGTATCGCATTATAAGTTTATCTCTTTGCATGGAACCGACCGAAACTGTTTAAACGATGTCGATTGGGATTACAAACGAGAAAAACAACCATTATTTGGGCAGATAGCCGATACGCTGGCTTTCATAGGGGCGACTTGCCTACTAGCTGTTGTCATCATATTACTTTCTTATTAAAACAAGCGAGAGGTGCTTTAAAATGGCTTTAACTAAGGTTTATACAATATGGGAGTATGTGGAAAAGATAGACGATTGGGCGATGTGGACTATGCCCAAAACCTATTGGAGTAGTAAAAAAGAAGCGGAAAACTTTTTGCTTGAGTATTGGAAAGATTTAGACTTAGGGCAAGAAGATTATAAGATGGACAACTTTCAAATAGAGGAAGATTTTGTATGAAAATCAAATGGACTTCAGTATTTACTTTTGATGTATATTTTTATGACGGTTGGGAAAATTGCGTAAGGTTTCGCATATTAGACGGGAATTTAATTGTTTGTAGAAAATATGGCAATATACCTGCTAATTTCATGCAATTAACCGAAAATCGCTGCAAATCACGGAAATTACAGCCTAAACACAGCGTTTAAACACTCTTTGTGTGGGTATAGGGAACCTGAGTTTTATGTTGTATTTTTACAACAACCTGTTATAATAGTGTTGCTTTTTGACAACATAACAAGGCAAGCTTGTCTTGCTATTATAAAGGGAAATAAAATGCGCTGTTTGGCTTGTGATTGTGAATTATCAGATTTAGAGGCTATCCGTAAAGATAGTCATGGGGTATATGTGGACTTTTGCAACAAGTGTTATCAGTTTACGAAAGACGAAATCACATATATTGAGATTGAAAAAGAATTACAAGGAATTATAGATGAGTAAGTTTATTCAATTCACACCTTGTGAAAAATGCGGCTCAAGTGATGCAAATGCAGAATATGACGACAGCTATTATTGTTTTAGCTGTAATAAATATACACCTAAGCTAAGTTTAAAGCGTTTTAAGGCTGTAAAAGAGGTTAGGGTATGTAACGGTATCACTTTGGAAACAAAACTCGCTGGCGGTGCCTTAAAATGGCTTTTAGGGTATGGTTTAACGAGTGATGAGATAGCACAATTCACTTATGCAAGGGAAAGAATTGGAAAATATGGTTTAATGCCATGTGATTTACTGGTTTTATATTCTAGTAACGATTATTGGTGTGCTAGGAACTTTGGCAAGGGTGCAAAATACTTGACAAGTGGCACAAAACCCTTTTTAAAGTATGGGTTTAATCAAGATGTATTGGTGTTTGTCGAGGATATAGTGTCTGCTGTTAAGGTTGGACGACAATTTACTGCTGTTCCCATGTTGGGGAGTATGCCCTCGCAAGATGCGGCAAGCCACCTAGGCGACTACAAGAATGTTTTTATATGGAATGACATGGACAAGGCGAAAGATGCCATTAAAACGGCTAGAAACCTGTCTGAAAGACTTAACAAGAGGGTAAGGGTTGTAATATCCCCTAAAGACCCTAAAGAGTATGACGACAATGCAATAAAAGAGTATATATATAATAATATAATATATTAAATATATATATTATATATTATTAGGGTAACATAGATTTCCTATGTTGTCAATAAGCAAATTCAAGAGGTAAAAAGATGATAGAACATAGCATACTGAAGCTATTTTTAGAGGACAATGATTTATATA